GTTTGTAAATTGCGGGTACTATGGCACAAGCAAGCGCAGACATTATAGCAGGCTCGCAGGGTTTTAAATACCACGCGGCTGCGACAGTTACCTCAGTTAGTTACGACGCGGTTGTACCTACCGAGGACACTGTATTTACTTCTTTTACCGTAACCCAAGAGAACGGCACGGCTACCAATGTATTGAGCGCCCGCGGAATGAGCGGCGTTACTTTCCAGCAGGGGGCTTATTTGCCAGCGGGTAAGGGTAATAAAATTACTGGCTTCGTTATTAGTTCTGGTTCTGTAATCGGTTACTAAAATGCTAGTAAGTCAAAACCTCGGACTTGGCACGCGAGGCACGGCATACAAAGGGCAGGGCTGGGCTCTGGTTAAGTTGTATAAGTCGCGCGTTAATGCTGACGGCGGTTATTACGAGGGCATTGGTTGCCTACTTAGAAAACTTAACAACTTATAAAAATGAGCGATTTATTAAACCAAGCCTCTCTGGTAGTTATACCTTCTGGCTATAAAGAAGACACCGTTTACAGCGTAGTACCGTCTGACGGCAGCGGCGATTTGTCATTCACCCGTGCATCCAACGGCACGCGCATCAATAGCGCGGGATTGGTTGAGGTGACACCTTGGAATTTGTTGGAATATTCAAACGCATTTAATACCGCCCCGTGGAGTATGAATGTAACAAGTGGACAAGCGGGGAAAGATGGACAAAACAATGCTTGGTTATTAACAAAAGCAAGTGCTACTTCAAGTGACTATTATTTGAATAATGTTTACAATGGCGACCAAACTTTTACGATTTATGTAAAAAAAGAGTCGAGCAAAGGGTTCAAATTATACCCCATTGGGACAACAACTACAAGCACCGAAGTCAATTTGCAAACTGGGGTTGTTCTTAATCAAGGAGCGGGTATAACATCAACTACGGTTGAAGCGTATTCGTCTACTTGGTGGAAAATTTCAGTTGCTTTGAATATGATAAATAGTAATTATTATATTTATGTAACGGATGGGGCGGGTACACAGATTGCAAGTTCAATCACAATACAAGATGCTCAAGTCAATATAGGTCTAACCGCAAAACCCTATTTTCCCACTACCGACCGCTTAAATGTACCACGCCTAACATACCAAAATGGCGGGGGCGGGTGTCCGAGTTTGTTGTTGGAGAAGCAGTCAACTAATTTGTTTACCTATTCGGAACAAATAGACAATGCGGCTTGGTTTTACAACAATTTAACAATTACCGCTAACCAAGCAATCAGTCCTGATGGCACACAGAATGCCGACCTTTTAGACGATGGCACGGCATCAAGTACACAACATTGGATTTATCAAGGAACATCGTTCAGCAATAGCACTGCATACACAATTTCGTTTTATGCTAAATATGTAAGCCGTCAATATATGACGGTTAACATTTACAATGGTTCATCCTCACAATATGTAGCGTATAACATTCAAAATGGTACAATTTTAGGTTCAACGGGCGATGTCACGGCATCAATTACAAGTGTTGGAAACGGACGGTATAGAATTGTTTATACTCGCACAATGGCGGCAAGTGGTTCGCCAAACTTCCGTATTGGTTTAGCCGATGACACGGGAAGCGAAACCTACACGGGAAGCAATAAGCAAGTTTATGTTTGGGGATTTCAGTGTGAAGCGTCAAGTTACCCCACATCCTACATCCCAACCACATCATCAAGCGCAACAAGGGTGGCGGATGCTTGTAGCAAAACGGGTATTAGTAGTTTGATTGGGCAGAGTGAAGGAACTATATATTGGGAAGGATATGTAACACCAGTAAATAATTGGAATAGTCTTGCAAGCGTAGAGGTACTAAGTGTAAGGTTTATTAATTTACGATTAACTACTACAAATATGATTGAATTAGGGTCAACTGGTTTAAGCACTGATTTTACCATAACATCATCGACTCCTGCAGTTTTGGGAACTTATTACAAAATAGCGGGTGCATACAAATCAGGTCAAAATGTGTTGTATGTTAATGGTGTTCAAATTGGAACAAGTGCTACTACATTTACTACGCCTACACTTTCTGAATTTAGGTTTGATGTATGGAATGTGTTTAACGAGCAAAAAAGCGTTGCACAAGCCGTACTTTTCCCAACCCGCCTAACAAACGCAGAACTTGCATCCTTAACAACTATCTAAATGAAAACCTTTCTCAAATACGAGTTCACCCCCACCGAATGGGCAACCCTTCGCAAGTTAATAGAACAAACCACAACCAACCCCGATGGGGGCGAAACAACTTCTTGGGTTAATTGTGCGGTTGTAGAGTTGGGATTTTTACCAATTACCCCCGCAGTTTATGACGGGATGGAATTGAAAACCCCCGCAGTTTTAAGCGAAAAGTGGGCGGTTGACATTCTATTTTACACCGAACCACCCGCAGAGTTTACCCCGTTTGAGGTTTATCCGAACCCGATGGGGATTCACACATTCAGCGGTGATGATTCACTTTATTTGAAGGGGTATTGCGCCAAGTTTCCCGAGTCGGACTATTGCAAAATTCCTGAGCCAGTTATAACAAATGAAGCACTTTAATAATGACACTAGCGCGGCGATTGCTACGGCTATTAGCGGCTCTTCGGCCCTCATTACTTTTACTCAGGCTTGGCAGCCAGTTATTACTTTTGGTGTGGGTATTCTCGGTATTATTTCGGGGGTTCTGGCTGTGGTGTACTGGAGCAAAAAAATAAATAGGCTTAATGGCAAAGGCAAAAACTAGCGCAACGGCAACCTTTACGCCCAAGGCTAAAAAGAAACTGCGCCGACATACTAAGCACATTAACAAGCATAAGTCATGCAAACCAAGCAGAGGCCAAGGCTAAAGTTTAAAAGTTACTTTGAGCCCACGCCTAAGCGCTTACGGGTTTTAGGTGACAGCATAGCCGCTGCCTCTTTGTTTGTTGCTGGTTTAAACATTGACCACCCTAAACTTATGCTGGCCTGCGGTATAGCGGGCGCTGTTGGTAAATTTGTTACTAACTTCTTTACAGATGAAACGCCTTAAAGACTTTGCGGTAGACTTGTTTCTACTGGCTTGCATAGCCTTTGCAGTTTATGCCCTTTTATTTGCCGTTAAAACGAATAGAAAGCAGCGAGAGCGCTATGTGTATGTTAATAGCATTTCAATGCAGCACGACACGCTAGAACGCGTTAAACTTAAATACAAAACATTACGCGACACCCAGCGAATTTTAAATACTAAATATGAAACGCTTTATATTGTGCTTGCTGGTGACACTAGCTGCACAGCAACCCGCCGCTTATTGTCAATGCACAGACTCCTCGACTCTTGCGGCAAGTAATTACTATTTATTAAAAGGCGCTGAGGCTCGCGAGCAGTTAGCGCTGTGCCGTGAATACCGCAAAATTGACAGCGCGGTAATTGCAGAGCAGGACAAAATACAGTCTAAGTTATTGGACGAGTTGCAGGCCAGAGACAAAAAGGTAACACGCTTTAAAAACCTATGCACTATTTTAGCGGCGGTTACTATTGTCGCCCTGCTATTATGAAAACTAACAATGTTTATATAACCCGCTCTAAGTTTGTAGAAAGCAAAACGCTTTTAATTAGTGACTGCCACTGGGACAACCCACACTGCGACCGCGAGCTACTGGCTAAGCATATGCAAGAGGCAGTAGACGGAGGCCACGACATACTTATTAACGGAGATTTATTTTGTTTAATGCAAGGCAAATATGACGGGCGCCGTAGCAAGTCCGACATAAGGCCAGAGCATAACGGCAGCCGCTATTTAGACTTGGTTATAGACACGGCAGTAGAATGGTTTAAACCTTACGCCAAAAACATTAAGGTTATAGGCTACGGCAACCACGAAACTAGTATACTTCGCCACTGTGAAACGGATGTTATAGAGCGCTTTGTAAGTGCTTTAAACGCTGTTACTGGGGCCACTATACAAGTGGGCGGCTATGGTGGCTGGGTAATATGGCAGTATTGCAGTAGCAGCGAAGTTAACATGAGCTATAAACTTAAATACTTTCACGGCTCAGGCGGTGGCGGACCAGTTACAAAAGGTGTAATACAATTTAACCGCATGCAAACAATGGTAGAAGGCGCGGACGCTATTTGGATGGGGCATGTACACGAAAGCACAGAGTTAACCTATACAGTAGAGCGCTTGGACCGTCACAATTCTATAAAACTTAAGGACATTTTAATGATTAGGACCCCGTCCTACAAAGAAGAGTATAACGACGGGCAGGGCGGCTGGCATGTAGAGAGAGGGGCGCCACCAAAGCCACTAGGCGGGCGCTGGTTAATTCTTAAACCTTGCTACAATAGGCACAAAATGGAGGCTCAATATACAATGGAAGCCTACACCTATAAAACCAATTAAGCATGTACAATATAGCACAATTAAAGCGGACTATTACGGGGCTAGGTTACAAATGGTTTGAGGAGGGCGACTATAACCTAAATATAATAGGCGTGCGAAATTCTAGCACTGGCCTTAAAGTTACTAACGCCTTCGACGACGACATAATTTTAGCCTATAAGGTTAAAGACAACTGGGAATTGTTAACCTATAAGTTTACTACTGACAACGGCGCAGGCACGGCACGGCTAAAAGCGGGGCAGTATAGAGGCGCTTACATGTTAGGCCTACACCAAGGCAAGTATAAAGCCCTAAGGCAATGCGGGCCAGTGGTAGTGTATAGAGACTTTAAAAACGACGGCGTCTACCAAGAGGAGAGAACCGAGCGGGGAGTGTTTGGCATTAACATACATAAGGCAGGCGTAGACTCTATAAGAGTGGACCGCTGGAGCGAAGGCTGTCAGGTGTTTAAACGCACCCAAGACTTTAACAAATTTATGGCAATATGTGAAACTGCTGCCGAAATATGGGGCAACTCTTTTACCTACACGCTTATTAATTCCAGCGACTTGACGCGGTAACTGGTATTATAATACGCAAAAACATATAATTTAGTCGGTTTTATTACACATTATACCTAAAAGCGTATAATAGTGACGGCTTTTCTACGCATTAAGCAAGTCTAAAATAGGCAGCAGAATGCCTTTGCTGGTATTCTCGTCGCCTCCTCTTATGTCTTTGTCTGTTCCAATGTGCTTACGCGCTATAATTTTAAGGCGGGGCACGCTAATTAATATGTAGGTGCCCTTAACCTCAAAGCAATAATAGTCTGCTTGCGTAGTTGCAATGCCTGAGCGCTTGCCTCTACTTTCATACTCTACAAATACATTACCAGTTTTATGCGCTAGCTTGTCGCTCTTAACTTCTATGCGTTTGTCTTGCAGCACGGCAGCCAGTTCCTTTTCGGCCATTTGCCCCACAATTAAATCAAACGCAAAGTCGTTATTAAACTGCATTACTTTTTAATAGCCTCGTTAATTGCAGCAACCGCCTTAGGCTCTTCGTGCTGTATGTCTATAACCTCCTCGGTGCTGTGCATTCCCATGGTAATTTCGGGGGCGTAGAGACGGCCAAAGAAAGCCGCTGCACGGTAGCGCATCATTAACTCGGGCATAGTTTTCCACTTGCTGCCTGCCTTGTCTACCCAGCCCTCGGCCTTGGCCATGTCCATAGTAACTACTGGGCCCTCTAAAGTTTCACCCGTGGCCTTTTCCTGACAAACCGCCTTAATACCTTTGGCCAAGTCGCCAACGAAGCGCAGGGCGGTGAACTTGCCAGAGCCATTTATAGCCGCTATAATAAACGAACTGCCCCAACTAGGGCGCCCATGTATTATATTAAGGTTCTGCATTACCATAAGCGGGCTAGCGCCTATTCTGTTTGCAATTTCTAGCGCTACCAATGTATTAGCTACATTGTTTTTGTACTGCTGTGGTACTAGGTCGCTGGCGCTTAACGCCTTTGCTTGTCTTTGGGCCTGCTCAAACTGTGAAAGCGGGGCCGCTGGTTGTGTTAGTTCTGTTTTATTTTCCATGATTAAATAGTGTTAATTCCTGCACGCCGTCACCATAGCCCTGCCACTCGTCAAACTTTAAGCAAGTGCTGAATTTTTCAATGTCCTCGCGGTACTGCTGACGGCCTCGCTGTATGTCCTCGGCTGTTAAATAATAAACGGCCACTAGGTGCGGCTCGCTCTTTTCTACTGCTATAAAAAAGAAACCCTCGCAGAGTTGGTTATAGGCACGCTCGAAGCCGTCCATATAAAAGGCGGCCTGCACATGGTAGCGGTATTTATGGCAACTTCTAGCAAAGCCTTTGGGGCTTGCGTCGTCTGTGGTTTTTAGGTCCATTATAATAGCGCTGGTAGTAAGACGGTCAAAAATGCCACGGCAGGGGATGCCGCTAACCTCGTCCACCCAGTTAACCATAATTTCACTGGTACCTTTTAATCCAAGCAAATAGGCCGCAGCAGGGTGCTTATAAACGGCGCTATTCATTCGCTCTATGGCATCGTCTTGCTCACGCGTTACCACTGTTAAGCCTTCGGACTTTTGCTGGAACTCGGCCCAGCGTTCTTTTCCCTCTTTGGTTCTGCGGTCAATGTCTGGCGCTATGGTGTAACGCCTACCCCATTCGGCTGGCTCAAAAACTCGGCAGTGCAGTGCCTTGCCTAACACTAGTGCAGGGGTTTCTAGTTGCTCATTAACGCCGTCTATATACTTGCGTTTATAGAGGCTTGGGGCCTTGTTAATTAGGTCCAGTCGTGACTTGCTTAAAATGTGTTCTGTTTTCATGTTTACAAAAATACAAACTATTTCGTAAATTTGCACAATGAATGACGAGAACCTAGTAGTAAAGTGGCGTAAGCGCTGCATAGAAAAAGGCATAAGCCTAAACCAAGTTTGCGAAGAGGTGGGCATAAGCAGAGGCCTGCTAACTAAGTGGGAAAAGCGAGAGCCTAAGACACTGCAAATAATAAGGGCAATAGAAAAGGTACTAGAGTAGTATATTTGTGTGCTAGTTGTTAGTTTCTAGCATTCTGTTTTCATGTTAGGCCCCCTTGGTAATGCTTGGGGGTTTTATTTTTTTAAACTTTTTTTAATTTTTTTTACAAAGTGCTTGCATATGTGAATTGTATGTGTTTAGTTTGCATTCACAAAGAACGCACAACATGACAATACAACAACAAAACACCTACTTCGTAATTGCCAGCAATGGAGTTACAATTTTAGACTACATTACAGCTTCAAACATTAACGAGGCTTGCAAAATTGCTAAGCAGAATAATTACAGCACTGCTTACTACAAAGTTAAAAGAGGTTATAACGGAGGGGTAAGGGGGTAACACTATGGCACTAGACTTAATTTACCTAATCATTGGCACCCCAGTTACTATTGCGGTAATGTACGGAGCCCACTGCATTAAGCAGACAGTTAAACACTACCATAATTTACCAGAGGCGACGCCCTACCAGTTCGAGCGAGACAAATTTGTAGAAGGCTTTAACGAGGCAATTAAACACCAGCGCAAGGAGATTAAGCGCATGTACAAAGGCAAAATAAAATAAACATGAATACACCACTAGAAAACACAATTTTGGACTTGTTGCACTTAGTTGAGCATTACGAGTTTCAAGAGCGCCACGGAGGCAAGGCTAACGCGAGCGACGCTATTAAAGCAGCTGTAAAGCTGTGCGAGAAACGACTACAAGAGGAGGCCGACTGCATAGCCGAGGCTTACAATGCGGCAGGCGGTCCTTGTTGGGGCGGTCATTACTTTGCCGAAATGTTTAGAAGCGGCGAGGACGCGGCTAAAAGTTATGTAGGCTACCAGTATAGAATTAAAACGACCGACATATGATTTACTTATTTTACACCGCACTGGCCTTAGCCGCTGTTATTAGCATTGGCACAATTAAAGCACAAATTGCACATATTAAGGGGCTAAAAGGAATGTATAAGGAAGAGAGCCGTAAGGCACACGCTCTGCAATTAGAAGTCCTAGACTTTAAAGCAAAACTGCGCGAATGCACGGACGCTAAACAAACATGGGCAAAACTAGCACACGAAGCCAGCGAGGACCTTAACTATATGACGCGAGTACATGCTGGAGAACTAGACGCCATGCGTTTACAAATTTACCAAGCCGAGCAGTTTATGCACAGAGTTAGAGAGCAGAAGAGACGCTGCGAGCGGAAAAGAAGGGAGGCAAAAAATGCAGCAAGCAAAAACTGAGGTAGACTACTTAATACTATACGGAAAAACACGGCAGAAGGTTAGGGCGCTCGAATTACAACTAGAGCGCCTTATAGCCCGCCATAATATAGAAGTTGAAATGCTAAAAGCAGAACTAAATAGCCCACAGCACAAAACACTTACTGCCAAAAAGGAGTTAATTAACGAGCTACTGCTAGAGGTTTGCAAGGTGACTAACACAACGGCGGGTCAGTTAATGAGCCCAAGCCGTGAGCGTAACATTGTAACAGCGAGGCACTTGTTTTTTTACATTGCACGGCATGAGTATAACCAAAGCTGGGCAAAAATGACGCGTCTACTGGACCGCCACCACACTAGCGGAATGCACGGGGCTGCACAATATGCAAACTATTTAAACCTTGGCTATAAGGGCGAAACTAAACTGTATAGCATGGTAATGCTGGCAATGAATAATAAAGGAGGTAACAAATGAATGACAAAATCAAAGACCTATTGTCGACTGCATACAAAACCGATTCAATAGCAAAAAACAAATGGCGTATTGAAAACCGAGAACAACGAAGAGAACAAAGAAAAAAAGAACTTAAAGAACTTATGGAAAAAGAAAAAACAATGAGCAACAATAAACAGAGTAGCGTAGAGTGGTTGGTTGAACAAATCAAAAAAGACATCAATTTGAGATTGAGAGGATTTGATATTGACAAAGCACTTGAACAAGCCGAAGCAATGCGAAAGGATGAAATTAAAAATGCTCAAATGGATATGTTTATTCATCTTAATAATTTGCCTTATGGTTTAGAATATCTTGAAAAACGACAAAGTGCAGAAGATTTTTCACAACAATACTACAACGAAACATTCGGAGGTAGTATGAAATGAAAACCTTTATAATCACAATAGAAATAGAACACACCGACCGCAGTTTTAAGCGCCCAGAAGTGCAGCAGTTTGTTGCACAAATCGGCAGCCCTCAGGCAAACTGGGTAAAAGAAATGCGCAAGGCTTTTAAACAGACAATACTAGGCGAGAAGGCTAACGACATCCAAGTAACTTATGCGTTAAAAGAATGAGAGCTGTTTTAGAATACAACCTACCAGACGACGAGGAAGCATTTACTTACGCTTGCGACGGATGGAGGTGGGCGCATTCAATGTGGGAAGTGGACCAATACCTCAGGACTAAAACAAAATACGCGCCCGACACCATGCCAGAGGAGGTTTACAAAGCGCTAAGTGAAACGAGGGACGAACTGCACAGAATTTTAAACGAAAACAAACTAAATTTAGACTAAAACTTAAAACATGAATACAGAACAATTAACACCAGTGGAAACCTACGCCTTTAAGGTGCTAGAGTTGCTTATGGCTTACGGCCGTAAAGAATTAACAGACGAGGGCCTAGTAAGTGCCGTAGTTAGACTAAAAAACGAATGCCTAGACGCTGAAAAGCGAGAACATCAAAACTGGTTTAACAAGGGCTTCGAGTTCTACCATGGGCAACTTATGGCCAAGACTTTGGTAAGTTAAAAACTTTGCTATATTTGTAGCGTTAACTGAGGTGGGGAGACCTCAAAAAGTTAAAAGAAATTTGCCCTGCTAGAAGGCCTGCGCTCCCCCGCGGCTTTTTGGTGGGGCTTTAATTTTATGGCTAAAGACAAAAAATCATTTATTCTGTACTGTGACCAGCAGGGCGTTTTTAACATGCTACCAGATGAGCAGGCAGGCAAACTAATTAAGCACATTTTTGCTTATGTAAACGACGAGGGCCCTGAGAGCGACGACTTGCTTTTAACTATTGCCTTCGAGTCTATTAAAACCCAATTAAAGCGGGATTTAAAGAAGTACGAACACTACATAGACAAGCAAAAAGAGAACGGCAGAAAGGGCGGCAGACCTAAAACCCAACCCTTTTTAGAC